TACCTTATAGTATATTTAGGGTTTCTTTTTACTAATATTGCTTTTATTTCGTGTATTTTATTAATGTATTATTTTACATGTTTAACTATACAGACTTATACTTGCATGGTTAGAGAAAGGATACTTGAAGCAAAAGATGTAATTGGAATTTATCTTAATCGCTGGCAAACTAAGTATGCTCTTATTGGTTTAGGGGCTATTGGTTTGGTTTTATATGCAATGCGAAAACAACATGTACAAACACAAATTGAGATGCATACTGGACTAGAACCTAATAGTATTGATGAAATTAATATGCGTAATGATGCTATAAATCCGTGGTTAGAGGTTAGTACAATTCCTTTACCAATGTCTGAACCTGCGAAAACTACAGCCAGTAATGATTTAGCAGAATCTATGAAGACAAACATACTTGGCCTTGTTTCAGATTTGAATAAAACTACGTTAGCTTTTTATATTACATCTAATTTCTTAATGATACCACAGCATTTTATAGATGCACATGGAGAACGTGATATAGCTGTTAGATGTTATAGGTCAGGTTCTGCTCATGTTGGTAGTTATTTTAATGATAAAATATGTTTAGCTTATTCAGCCAATATTCCAACAACAGATTTTACTCTGTGTTTTGTAACAGGTGGTGGTTCTATGAAAGATTTTCGTAAGTTCTTACCATTAGATACAAATTTGAAACGTACAGATGCAAAACTAGTTACTCGTGATATAATTGACACGAAATTAACAATATTACCGACTCTTTTTAAAGGTTCAACTATAGTTAGGCATACAGCCTTGGCTTTTGCTGGTGGTTATTATAGATTGACCCAATTGACTAAGTCAGGTATGTGTATGTCACCTATTATTAGTGCTGGACGTGGAAGTATGATTTTAGGTTTTCATTTGGGAGGAAAAGATTATCTTGGAGGTTGTGGGATTGTAACCCAAGTCCAAGTAGATGTTACTTTACAGGAATTATCTCGGAGAGATGGTATAGTTTTATCCGCTTCATGCGGCGATTTACGTGCAGATATGGGAGATTTTCCATTAGAAACTTTAGGTCATAAAATTTTGGAAAATACAGATATTCATCAACGTAGTGCTACTAGGTTTTTAACTGAAGGTGCTTGTTGTGAAGTTTATGGGGGTATTGGTGGACAAGCTACACCATATAGTTCGGTTGTACCAACTATTATTTCAGAAAAGGTGACGGAAGTTTTTGGAGTCCCTCAAAAATGGGGCCCACCTAAACTTAAAGGTAAGGGTAGATATCCTTATCAAGCTACATTGGTGCACGCAGCTGTACCAAGTTTGCCTCTTGGAAGTGTTTTAGCTAAATCAGTTAGATCCATTAAAAATACTACTCTTAAGATTAAGGAAAATATTCCTGAATTATTTAAGTGTGGCCCATTATCTAGGGTTGCTACTGTTAGTGGACTAACAAGTGTCAAATTTATAGATGCTATGAATTTTACAACTTCCCCTGGTTTTCCATTATCAGGTCCAAAATCTTCATTACTTGTAGATTTAGATCCTGAAGAATACCCTGATTGTGGTAAACCACGTACGTTTGTACCTGAGATATGGAGTGAATTTGATAAAATTGTGTCAATTCTTCGTTCTGGTAAACGTTGTTATATGATTTGGAAATCGTGTTTGAAAGATGAAGCTACAAAATTGACAAAAGATAAAGTTAGAGTATTTCAAAGTGCTCCGCTAGTACTACAATTGTTAATTAGAATGTACTTTTTGCCGTTAGTAAGAATTATTCAAATGAACCCAATAGCATATGAGTGCGCAGTAGGTGTTAATGCTGAGGG